AAATATCGGAAGCAACATCGACGAGGAATAGCTGAGCCGTGAAATCAGAGGCGCGGGTGATCGAATGCACCAGGAGTTCCACCGTCTCCCTATCAGCCTCCCCGAACATTGCAAGATCGCCCACCTTTTATTTGAATGGGAGGCATGGTTCAAATCTAAAAAAATAAAGACAAAGATTGTCAAAAACACGAATGGTATGTTTGTGTTATGTCGTGAAGGAATCTCGTCTTAGCCTAACCCACCGGGGTGCGCATGGTACACGCACAAAGGGGGAAAAGGAGGGCAAAGATGGACTTAGTTCAGCTTTTCAAGCACATGGAGCGAGTCACCCACGGAACAGCATTCGTGGACAATGAAAAAAGACGACGCCCAGCATATGCCGAAATAAATGAAAAAAAGGGGCGTGGTTATCAGTGTCCGAAATGTGGGATCGGTTTTTGGGGGAACTTAAAAGGCAAAATAAAATGCCCAAACTGCTTTCATGAGTTTAACAAGGGGGAATATGAACGATCTTCCGAACAAACCACTGCTCAGAGTCGATGAGTGTGCCACATACTTCGATGTTCACCGCTCCACCATCTACCTCTGGATAAATCACGGGATATTGGAGGCCGAAAAAATACGAGGGACAATCAGAATACCGCGCGATTCAATTCTTGCCTGCCGCATGAACAACAAAATTGACGCGCTGGAATAAAAAAACTGTCGAATCCTTACAGTTCCTTCCATATAGTCAAGTTTCTTCTTTTCAAAATACCAAATTATATGCATATACTTCCGCCATAAGGCCACTATTCCAAAAATGGCGGTGTTTTTTGGGTATATTTTCCACAATAAAACGCTTTAAATCCATCGTAAAAAACATAGACATCCGGGACATCTTTGTCTTTGGCGGCTTCGGGATGCTTGGCTATGGCCTGTATTTGAAGTGGGGTCAATGGCTGGCCTTCATGGTGTGCGGGATTGTCCTGTCTATTTTGGGCCTCTTGTGGCCTGTTTTCCTTGGTTACATAAGCAGGAGGGGTAAATAATGGGGCTTTTATCCTCGCTTGAAAAACGCTCGAACCTTGCAACGCCGGAAAAATGGCTGGTTGACTGGTTTGCAGGTGGATTTGAGTCAACTTCTGGAGTGCGAGTTACTTCCGCAACGGCAATGACATTTGTTGCTGTTTACTCCTGTATTGATATCCTTTCCCGCACAGTCGGTAGTCTCCCCCTCTATCTTTATCGCCGATTACCCGAAGGCGGGAAGGAATTAGCGAAAAATCACCCCTTATACCAGCTCATGAGGCGGCGACCTAACCCAGAAATCACGGCGATGCGTTACAGATCGACACTTCAGGGGCATTTGGCATCATGGGGCAACGCGTATTCCTATATTGAGTGGGGCGGAAATGGATATCCGAAAGCCCTGTGGCCGCTCAGACCGGACAAAATACAACCATCACGGCAAAACGGGCGGCTGACATACCGCTATTATCCCAGCAGTGGAGACCTCAAAACATCCGATTCGTTTGACATTCCGGCGGAATTTGTATTGCATATCCCTGGTTTCGGTTATGACGGTGTAATGGGATACTCGCCTATTACTCTGGCGCGTGAAGCTATTGGCCTTGGCATGGCGGCGGAGGAATACGACGCACGATATTTCGGCAGCGGAACCCATCCCAGCATTATCGTCGAGCATCCCGGAAGGTTATCGCCGGAAGGGTATGCAAACCTGGAAAATGCCCTCACAGATTCATACAGCGGACTAGGAAAGGCGCACAGGCTCATGTTGTTGGAGGATGGCATGAAAGCCTCGCCGATAGCAATCAAACCCGAAGACGCACAGCTTCTCGAAACCCGCAAATTCCAAGTGAATGAAATTGCCCGGCTGTTTCACATCCCACCGCACATGATAGCGGACGTTGAAAAAACTACTTCGTGGGGGACCGGGATTGAAGAACTTAATATCGGCTTTATCACACACACCATGCGGCCATGGTTCGTTCTCTGGGAAGAAGAACTTTGCCGGGCGTTGTTGCTGGACAGGGAGCAAGAGGAATATTTTTTTGAGTTCGACCTTTCCCAACTCTTGAGGGGCGACACATTGAAACAAATGCAAGCGTGGGTCATGGCGAAACGAAATGGCATATTCAACGCAGACGAAATCAGAGGATGGGCGAATCTGAACCCGATACCTGACGGACTCGGTAAAGAGTACATCGTTGAAAAGAACATGACCACCTTGAAAGGGCTGGAAAATGAAGAGGAAATACAGGACGGCAACGCTTCCTGAATATGACAAGAGAAAAAAATATCGTAAAAAATCAAGTAGAAAGGAGGTGCAAAATGCTGGAAAAGGAAAAAAGAACGATTGAACGCAGGAATTTTCCAGTCGAAGAGCTTCGGGCAGTCGAAGAAAACGACGTTAAGCATGTGGTTGGCTATGCTGCTATTTTTAATGCGTTGTCGGAAGACCTCGGCAATTTCCGGGAGAAGGTCGATCCAGGCGCATTCAGCGAGACGATTGTGAACGACGACATCAGGGCATTATGGAATCATAACTCTGATTATGTCCTCGGGCGCAACAAAAGCGGTACATTAACACTCTCTGAGGATCAGAGGGGGTTAAAAATAGACATTACGCCGCCCGATGCGCAGTGGGCGCGGGACTATGTGGCAAGTATTGAGCGAGGAGACATTAACCAGATGTCATTCGGTTTTGAGACGCTTGCTGACAGATGGGAGATGATAGACGGAAACGAAGTCAGAACGCTCATGAAAGTAAGGCTTTTTGATGTTTCGCCTGTCACTTTCCCCGCATATCCAGACACGGAAGTGGCATTGAGAAGGCTCGAAAAGCATAAAGAGGCTGAAAAAAGCGCGGATAGTGCTCCTATCGGCCTGAATATACGCCGGAAACGGCTAAAAATCGTAGAAAGACAAATTGAGGAGGAAATGAAGCATGAAAGATAAATTGAGGGAATTACTTGCAGAGCGGGCGAAGATTGTGGCCGATCAGAGAGCAATGCTTGATGTCGCGGACAAAGAGAAGCGTGATCTGACGGCTGATGAAGAAACCAACTATCAAAATATGGATGATGCACTTGAAAAGCTGACCAGAAGCATAGACCGAGAGAAGAAAATTGAGGAGCGGGAGAGAGAGATTAAGAGTTCTGTAGACGTTTTTAAGCCAACCCCGGAACCCGACGCTAAAAACGAGGTAAGAACCCTCGAATATCGCGGCAAAAAGATCACGCTTTCGGCAAATTCCGACCTTCAGAACAGGGCGTGGAACACGTTCTTGCAGAGGGGACGGGATGCCGTGGGGCCTGAAGAGCTTCGAGCATTACAGGCTGATGCCGATATTTACGGAGGATTCCTTGTTGCGCCGCCTCAGTTTGTCTTACAGCTCATCAAGGCGATGGACAACGAGGTATTTATCAGGAATATGGCGACCGCGTATCCCGTGACCAAGGCAGAATCCCTTGGAGCCCCTTCGCTTGACAACGATCCTGCTGATCCGACGTGGACGGCAGAGATTGCTACCGGATCAGAAGACTCTACCATGTCATTCGGCAAACGGGAGCTGAACCCCCATCCCCTTGCCAAGCTGATAAAAGTTTCCGAAAAACTGCTCCGGGTCTCAGCTATGGATGTTGAGGGGTTGGTCATTTCCCGCCTCGCCTACAAGTTTGGTGTAACCGCAGAAAATGCCTATTTGAATGGGTCGGGCTCCAACCAGCCTATGGGAGTCTTTACGGCGGCAACGTCGGGCTTTGGGATAAGCACTGCCCGCGATGTTTCCACCGGCAACACCGCAACAGCGTTCACAACGGACGGCCTTCTTGAGGCTTTGTACAGCCTTAAAGCACAGTATCATCCGCGGGCTCAGTGGATATTCCACCGTGACGCAGTGAAGAAGCTCCGCAAACTGAAAGATGGCGAAGGACAGTATATCTGGCAGCCTGACATTAAGGGCGGACAGCCTGACATGATCCTCGGTCGGCCCTATAAAATGTCCGAGTATGCACCAAGCACCTTCACAGCAGGTAAATATGTCGGCATTATCGGTGATTTTTCTTATTACTGGATTGCCGATGCGCTGAATATGCGTGTTCAGAGGCTGAACGAACTGTACGCGGCAACCAATCAGGTGGGTTTTATTGGGCGGCTCGAAAGTGATGGTATGCCGGTGCTGGAAGAGGCCTTCGCCCGCGTGACATTGAGCGCCTAACAAATAAAAATAAAGGAGATAAGACAATGAATCTTTTGAAAAATGTAAAAATAGATCAGATACTGGGGTATTTTGCCGCAGGGACGACTGCAAAAACTTCTAGCATCATCGACATGCAGGGATATGAAGGCGTCCTCTTCATTGCTGAATTTGGCACGATCATTGAGAATGGGACAATCAATGTCCAGGTCCTTCAGGATACCGACAGCGGAGGCGGCACAATGGCCGCTGTTGCCGGTACGGCGGCACATACAGTAACTGCCGCAGACGCCGCGCGTACGCAATCGGCAATTGCTGTCGATGTGTACAAACCGCTTAAGCGATATCTTGAGGTTACGGTAACGCCTGCCGTTCAGAATGCAGTAATCTGTGGAGTTACCGCTATCCGTTATAAGGGTAAGATGGGACCGGACGCAAATGCAGATCTGCTTAAAGCGACGCACCTTGTCAGCCCCAGCGAAGCGTAACCACTAACCCGGCCCTTAAGTGGGTACTCCCGGCGGTCTTATCCGGGGCCGCCGGGGGGAAGCCACCGGATACGGAGGAATGAGAGATGGGATACCAAACAAAAGTGTACAGAAAACAGGGCGGCGAAGAGCTGGTTGTCGCCGATGGCGGGAAAATCACCATTGAATCCGGGGGAGCATTGATACTTGACGGCTCTCCCGTTACCGCCGATCAGCTCACCACGGGCATTGCCCTTGTCGGAACGATGGTAGCAGGTGTGGCAACAGCAGATCATGCCGACGATACCAGCGAGACAAAAATAGAAGTCCTGGCGGCCAACGGGACCGGCGACGGTGACCGGGCGATTATGCTGATCGTCAAGATCACTGAGACATTCGCCGCTACAACGAATCTGCCCACCTTCGCCATTACCGACGGCGATACCGTGACCTACGCCACTATAGGGCACGGCGGGAGTCCTGCTTCCCCGGCAGAAAATGAGATTTACACCTTCGCCGGAGAGCTGGGCGAAGAGAAGGCTCTTGTCATTGGCGTAACGGACGGCACGGGTGGGTCTGAAGCAGGGGCAATCGAGGTCTATGCTATTGCGTTACCTGCTGATACGGGGGCGTAATGTTCACAGGGGGCGGCCTACCTCTCCGGGTCGCCCCCGCCCCTCCAAAAAGTGAAAGGAGGCACAGGAGATGGCGGTAACAAGAATAGGAAGTCTGGAGAATCGTTTCATCGGTCTTTCGACCGATACCAAGCCGACGGCAAACACGCAGAACGGCGGTACATTCTACGAATGGAATACCGGCTTCATGTGGCTCTACAACGGCTATGCGTGGGTGCCGAAATCCTTCATGCCGGGTACGACGGTCAACTATAAACAGATATCCCTCAATCAGGCAGCGGCGGCTTACGATGTTATGACGGCCACGGCGCAGAATCTCTTCATTGACGCTGTGATAGTGCATGTGCCTGACGATCTTTCAGCGGTGGATACCTTCACCGGCATATCAGTGGCGACTGATGACGGCACCCCGATTGAAATACTCTCAACGGCGGCGGGAGCGAAGGCCAATCTGACGGGCAACTTCTATCACGTATTCAGGGGACCGGTCGTTACGGTGGCCACGAAGAAGATACAGCTTACCATCGGTGGCGGATCGGCAGGATCGGGGGCGGTAGTAGACGTGACTGTCCTCTGGCGACCCCTTGTGACTGGTGGGTACTACCTGAACGCATAGGTGATAGCGTGAAACTGACATTAAACACAGGCCCTACAATAGAGCCGATCACGAAAGGGGACGTGAAGCTTCATCTGCGTCTTGCCGCAACTGCTGCGGCGGCGGCGGCCTACACGACTGAAGATGATCTCCTTGACCGGCTCATTGCCACGGCCCGAATACAGACAGAACAGGAAATCGGCAGGCGGCTGATAACACAGACCTGGGAGTATTATCTTGATGTGTGGCCCGGCGGCGATATTGTAATCCCGTATCCTCCATTGCAATCGGCAGATATTACCTATCGTTTGCAGGGCGACACCGGCTATGACAACACCTTCACCGGCTTCGACACCGATACGGCAAGCGAACCGGGACGTTTGATCCTGAAGCCGGGGGAGTCATGGCCGACGGGCACGCTCTACCCTGACCGGCCAATAAAGGTGACCTACGTTGCCGGATACGGGGATACTGCCGCAGATGTGCCGGAGGGGATCAGATCGGCAATACTGCTTAAGATCAGTGATCTCTACGAACACCGGGGTACGGTGGTTATCGGGGCGTCGGTGAATTATCTGAACGCGGCCGTGGATAGTCTGTTGAGACAATATACAATTCATACGAGGTTCGGCTGATGAGATCGGGGCGCATGGATCGGCTTGTAACGCTGAAGGAAAAAGTCTCTACTGTCAACGACTTCGGCGAGGAAATTGCGGAATGGCAGGACGTGGCGCAGGTATGGGCGGAACGATTGGAACTCAGAGGCGGCGAGCGATGGAACGCCCAGCAGGTGGTTGCGAATATAACCTGCAAGTACC